TCACTAGACACCATAGTTTTAAGCGATGGTGTTTGAGTTTGTGCTTTTGTTACTTCACCCATTATGTACCTCCTATGCCGTTTTATCGGCATCTACTAATTCAATTAACGGAAAAACTCCATTTTGCTTTAACAAATCGTATATAAATAGCCGGCCTTTTTGAGTCCAATATGTATGCATATGTGCTTTTTCTACATCATCAATAAATGTTTTGCTTGATGTATACCCTTTATCTGCATATTTAGCATATAGAAACCAAACACCGCTTTGTTTAAATTGCACTTTTTTATCGGCTAGAAATTTATTAAGCCAAGTTCCGCTTTTCCCATAGTCTTTAGCAATTTGAGTAATGCTTAGCAACTCTTTATTTTGCAAAATAACATCGTAATAATTGGCTTTCGGCTGCAACTCTGCTAATTGTTGATCTTTCATAGAGATAGACAACTTATAGTTCTCTATCGTTCTATTAGCGACTTGCAAGGCTCTTGCCATTACTTTTTCGGGAGAATTCCAATTCCTCTCAACTTGAATAAAATATTCTCGAGCTTGTCGGCCTTTTTCATTTCGAGATAGCATGCATAATTGCTTCGCCATATCAATTGTAAGTTCATGGTCAGTGATAATGCGTTTAACCTCTCGATTGCCTTCAATTTGAACTCGCTCTTTTTTGAGCGGGTTGAAATCTATACCAACTTCAAAACCATATTCACACATTCGAGGGAACCAATCTTTATATTCTGTTCCAATTTCTAAAAACATATGTAAATCTCTACCACTTACATATTGAGCATTTTCTACAACATTGATAGGTACTAATTGCATTCTTCATACTCACTTTCTTTTAAATGGTCATAATATACTGATTTGTTAACTAATTTAATTGCTTTTTTTAGCGAAGATAACGATTCTCCTACAGTTAGCTCGTGCTCAGACAAAATAGTATAAATGTATGCTGCCATTTCACCTGTACTCATAATTACTTTATGATTATTTGCCATACTTACACCTCCTTAACCACAAGTTGTGGCTCTGATTCGTCAACGATCAATTTAATTGTTTGACTATTAACAGGGATAAAGTCAGTAACCGCTTCAGCATTATCGATAAACACTGGAGCATTAACTTTATAATAGCTAGTTAATGCATTGATAATGTCTAATCCGACATTAATTCTCGCAGCATTATTCATGCTACGGTATGGCACCCCTTTATAGGTCGTTTCACAACATTCTTCAACATTACCATTTAGCATAACGTTGAACATTTTGAAACGAGCCAATTTAAACCTTGCATTAATGCTTTTTTCCAACATGTTAACTTTGGCTTTTACGAACTCATCCATAAGATATGATGCTTCATCGAGTTTCATTTTTTCTTCGGATAATTCAGCCTGCTTTGCTTCGAGTTCAGATACACGAGCTTCAATTCGTTTAATTTCAGCAAACTTATTTAGCTCTTGTTCTAACTTCATACGTTCGGTTTTGTTGTCTGATATTTTAATCTCGAGTTCAGCAATTTCTTCAGAGTGATCAGAGTTATCGTCATCAATGGCCATCTGTAGCATGAGCTCCTCTGCTTTTAAATCAGCATATTTAGAGTCATCATTAAGTGATGGTTCAGTCGTTAACTTTTCAATTTCTTCGGTTATGGTTTTCTTTTCGAGTTCTTTTGCTTTAATAAGAGCTTCTATTGTTTCCACAGGCTCTAAACTAGAATCTCGTTTTTTGATGCCTTCAATATCCTGTTCCTTTAGCTTGATAGAGTGTTCAATCTCTTCTAGTCGTTTAGACTTCTTGAGATTATAATTCGCTTCTGCTTTAGCATGAGCATCTTGAATTTGCTCTGCAGGAAGTTTTTGCCCACATGTTGGGCAATGGTCATTAACGTCTGCAACAAATATTTCTGCATTAATCTGACTTCGTTGAATAGTTAATTCTCCAATTAGACCTTGAATAAGATTGATGGTCGCTGCTGAGTCATCTATATGTCGCTTTGTATCCTCGAGCTTAGCTGTCAGGCAATTTATTTCAGATACAACAGCATCATATTCATTAGACTTCAGGGAACATTGTTTTTTATATTCCATCTGCAGTTCTGTTTCACGAGCCATAATCTTACGTTGTACATTTTTTAATTTCGCTCGTTTATCAACGATAGAGTGACCATTCTGTAATAAGGCTTTGTCATTTTCTAACTTTTCGATATCTGCATTTAAGGTATCGATATTAATTCTTAACACTTCCGGATTAGCAGTAACTTCCGGCTTACCTCGTAGGGCCTCATCTATACGAATTGGCAACATATCCAGTTCTTTATTAATAGCTGTTTTCTTTGCTGCCACCACTTTCCGATGATCGTCTACACTATGGCCAGATAAGATATCTGTTAAAACTTTTAATTCATCATGGCTTGCGATGACATCTTCATCTGAAATATCGCCACACATTTCAAGAAGCAATTTCCGGCGATTTTGCCAGGAGTAAGTCTCATTGAAATATAGAGGGTTCGTAATCAACTTAAAGATGCTTTCATCAACAAGCGAACTAACAATTTCTTTGTATTCCTTTTCTTTCTTAGGTACACCATCAACAAAATAATCTGTCGTATGTCCGGTGAGAGTTACTTCACCACCACGAGGGGATGAGTACTTTTCACGATAGATACGTTTGAGCTCAATAGCACCTCCTTCATCTAAAGTGAAGGTACCAGTTACTTCGTGATTGACTTTATGGATAGGTTCGCCACCATCCAATGTCTTAATTTCGAAATCAGCCCGATCTAGGCTGTCCTTACCAAAGAGGAGCCAGCACAGACCGTCAAATACAGTCGTTTTACCGGTAGCATTATCGCCACGGATTACGACATCGCCATTAATATTTATGGCAAAGGACTTTAGCCCTTTAAAATTTAGTAATTCTAATTTTGTGAGTTTCATATCATTCTCCTATACAACAGTGGCATCCACATCGATGGTATGAGGTTCAATTTTTAATTGATTAGCCCATTGCATTACCGTCGAATTAATCTGAGCATTCTTTTTAAGCTTTTCATTAGCAAAGAGTTTCGCCTGTACTAAGTCGAATATTTGACGACCTTTCTTCTTTCCCTTATTGGCCAATTCTAGGCACGCAACTGGCTTCATAGCATCGTCGGTAACTAACACTATTGCAGTAGTCCCTTTCATAACCCTATCTCGGTATGATCCAACACAGTTTTTTAACCGCTTACCAGCAGTCATTAAATCTGCGGCAGTTTTTGGGGTCATAAAATGCATTCCGTTTACATCAGCTTGTAGCTGAGGAACCTCAGGAAGAATTACGTCACCGTACTCTTGTTTGTTGTAAACGTTGACTACAACATCATGGAAATCTTTTAGCTTGTAGTCAGCACTCCAAACTTGAGATATATATTCCTTATTTATTTGACTATACATATTAACGATATCCTTAACATCTGACGAATCAGTATTTAATAGATACCTTAATAAATCGCGTTCCCCATAGCGTTTAGAAAGTCTAATCCACATATTCTTGATTTTTGAAGATTTAACCCCCATACATTCGCCAAAATGACTAGCATCAAATATTTTTGCAGATTCCTTATCTAAAGCTTTGTTCCTCTTAAGAGTCAATATTGTTCTACGGTTGTTTTCATCCTTAAAGATACCTAACATATCGGATAGTTTAACAATCATAGGGTCTTCAACCATCATGCTGCGTAATAATTTGCTATTAGGTGATTTGTTGTAAATCCGTAACGCTTCAAGAAAACCTATTCCTTTTTTAGTCATAGTTAATATTTCATCATTAAACGGAATATCACAAACTGTACAACGCCAATAAAACTCTCCCCATTTGATGTTGCTTTTAATCAACTTAGTAATAGGCGGCATATCAGGGGCAGAAAGCTTTAAAGCCATATTGACTAACATAGAAAGGCCATACCCTCCATATTCATCAATTGAATGCGGAATATAAACACCTTTTACCTTGTATCCACACTGTTCTGTTAAACGCTTTTCAAACTCGAGACGCAATGCTTTAAATAAATGCGTCAAACGTGATTTATTAACATCATGCACCGCATAAGATTTGCCAATATATTTAAGCACCTTCATAATTGGTCTTTCATGATCACTGATATACTCAACTGTCAAAGGATATTTGTTTTTGCGTTCATCAATATAAACAGCCTGTTTATTTTTAAAGTCAAATCGCAAGGTTTCTTTGTAAGAGCCGTCCTTTGATGTACCATCCCAATATAACTGGATGCCTTTATATCGTATTCGTAAATCAATGAAGTTCTTATAACTTAGAACGTCAATCTGCATCTCTTCAGGGACCACTTCATGTTCACTGTTGGCCAATAAAACTTTATGCGTAAATGGGTTAGAATGAATACCACAATTTGGGCAAGTATAGTACTTAGCTGCAGTATAATATCCTCTTCCCATATTGTATTTTCTATTCCAACTACCACCGAACGTATGCCCACAATCACAGTGATGAATTGTGGTATACGAAGCATCATAACCCTTTTCAATTATGATGCTATCGAACATTTTGCGGATGTATAAACTTGACACAGTTTCCACAGAACACCACCGCCTTAATCGCCAAACATAGCAAAGAGGTCAGCGTTTTCTTCTACACTAGGCTCAACCATTGGCTGTGTTTCATCTGCAGTTGGTTTGCTATCAACTGGTGCAGGTTCTTTAGCTGTTTTAGTCTTACGTGTACGCTTTGGCTTGTCTTCCTTTGCAGCATTTTCCGTTTTATCCTTAGGAGTAGCTGACTTAGAAGGCTCGACCACATCAAAGGCTTTTACAATCGCATTAGATGCTTTCATAACACCTTCTGTATATGCGATACCGGCTTGGTACTCTTCGGCGTTACCAGGATCCATTTCAATTGCCTTATGTAATATGTCTAGCGACTTTTTACATATGTCTGCTTGGCTCTTAAATTGTTGCTTAGCCATATTTAAGCCTCCTTCTCTGCCATGATGGATTTTAAATCGGTGATGAGATCATCCGTTAAAGCGTCACTAGATGGACGAGCCACACCATGCTTGCTAAAAATTGCAAGTGCTTTTTTGGCTTTTACCCCATCTTCGCCCATCCATGCACGGAATTCTTTATAAAAGGCTTTTTTATCTACAGGTTCAGCAGCAACGTCTATTTCTGTATCTTGTTGAGAACTTTCTACTGGAGTCTGTTCTTCGACCTTTGTTGCTTCAGCAAGTTTAGGCTCTGCTACTGGTTCAACCTTTTCTTCATTTTTCGTTTTTTGTGTATTACCTTCGAAGTCTGTCACAGGGATTTCTTGCTTTTCTTCCGCTTTAGTTTGTGCTTTTTCTTCCTTTACTTCAGCTTTTTCAGCCTTTGCCGTTTTAGGTTCAACTTTAGATTCTACAGCCTCTACATCGATAGTTTTACAAACTGTTACTTCAGGCGCTTTGCTGTCATGGCAATTACCACAGCATTCATGATTTAATCGTTCATGCCAATCTGCTACTTGTACTGCTAAATCATCTAATGTATTGAATTTAATTGTTAAGATATTTTGATTTTCCATAATAGTTTCTCCTTAAAATTTAAACAGTAATTCATCATCAACTAATTTGCCTTCAACAATGTTAGGAATTCCAATTTCCTGGAGTTTACGAATTACGCTACGACTTTTTGATATATAAATAGTATTTCTTTCAATTTGTACTGCTGTTGGTTTAATTACATATGGCTCTGTTGCAAGCGCAGGAGCCACACAAATGACTTTGTTGTTAATATCTATACCCACCTTAAAATACTCAGGGCCTTTTAACTTTCTGTAAGCCGGCATTGAAAGCTTGATATAGCTGTTTGTAGTCACTATCGCTACCTTTTGTAATGATTCGTGCTTGCCTTTGTTATCTGCAAAGAAATTAAAGTCAAATGCATTTACAGTAGCTTTATGTTTTATTGCTTTTATTTCAGGCATTTTATCTCCTTATCTGGTATAATTTATATAGGATATTTTTTATCTTTGCTCGTTACTCATTACCGTGAGTGCGAGCATTTTTACTTTTACGGCGAATATGTTCATCGTGGCAATGCTTACATACTCTAATTGCCTTACGATTTATCTCGTCATAAATGTAACTGTAAGTATATGGAATTAATTTAACTCCACACTTAGTACATGTAACTCGTTTCATGTAGCACCTACTAAATCATCATTAGTACGAATATGCTACTAATTAATGCACATACGCTCATGATCAATGCAACAAAAAACATTGCCTGTATGATAGATTGCATGTCATTCACTCCTTTCAATAAATGCTGTATATAACAACAAGATTAGTGATGCGATGAAGCTTAAATATAATGCTGCATCTGAAAGGTCATATCCCTGAATATCGGACCCTTCCAAAATAAACACCATGCAAGCTGCTAGTGCAATTAAAAACATTTTCATACCTATTCCCCTATTCTTGCTTGGCATCGTTTAGCTAACCAGGCATTAAACGAATCTAAATGAATTAACCGTTTACCGCCTCTGGCCCCGATCTTCATCGATGGAAAATCGAAGTCTTTTGCCCACTGCCGAATAACATCATCTGACACACTAGCGAGCTCAGCGGCCTCTTCGACAGTGAGGCATAATTTGTTTCTATCCATTGTTCCTCCAGTCTTAAGCACTTATGGATTCCATATTGGTGTCCTAGCTTCTATCGCTGCTAATCTATCAGCGCGCCTACATTCTTTAATTTTGCCGTAAATAGATTTCCTATACAGCTTATTTACATGGCGATTAGCAAAGTATTTACTAACCTCTTTACGCTTTACTTTTGCGTATTCAGCATTATGCCCAGCGCAGCCGAATGTAGTTGGAATTTCACGATACATCTTATTCGCTAATTCCAAATCATTTTGGTTTTGTACTAACATCATTTCCCTTTCTTACACTACTAAATGCGTGGATCCTTGGCAGATAACTTACAAATATCAACTTTAAATGGACTACGAATAGTTTGATGTAAATCTTTCCCTAGAATATCTAGGATAGATTGTTGTGCGTTTTCTGCGGATTGAATGCTTTTAATCTTCAGTACCTCTTCCGCGGTGATATCAATTGTGATTTTCATATTTTCTCCTTTCTTCAAATTATTTACGGTAAAACCGTAACTCACTATAAAAAAATAATATCATCATAAGCGACATTGAATACCCGTTCTATCTTAGATATGTTTGGTACATCCGGATAAGATCGCTTACGCTCCCAATTCCCCCAAGTCTCAGTAGATACGCCAATTTCTTTTGCGGCTTGAGCTTGTGTCCAAGACTTGGATGCGCGGAGCATTCTAAGTGTATACTTCATAAATTACCTCCTTTCTTATTAACGTCACTTATTATCATGACTAGAGTATACTACGGTTTTACCGTAATGTCTATTAAATTTCCGTAAATTATCGTAAAATTTTAGTTTAAATATTGAATTTATTACGGAAATATCGTATTATGTTATTAATTATTATGAATTTATTATAGAGAGGAAATTTGAG